CATCAATTGAAATTGATGAAACTCCATCAACAGTTTATAAGTTTGACATGGAACCAGCAGATACATTTATTGCTGGAAACATGGTAGTACACAATCGTAAGACATGATGTAAGTGCTTTACCATCATCATGTGCCAAGGACTTCAGGCCTATTTATTAGATCTGGAGTCCATTTGGCTTTTCAAACAAATAAATTAAAGTCATCAATTGTTTATCATGATAGGGCAATTAGCCCAGCCATGTTTAAAGATGTTGAGTTTATTTCTGGACACTTAGGTAACTACCCTAATTTATTTATTAAAGATTTAAAGTCTTTTACGATACTGAGAGACCCAGTTGATAGATTTATCAGTTGGTTCTTTTTTATGTATGAAAATTCTAGAAGTTTTGAAGAACTTGAAAAAATATTTGATCAGTGGCTTTATAATCCAGAGATATACCCCTATCTTTCTGACATGCAGACAAAATTTTTGACGGGAACTGTAGATGAAGAAGGATTTAACAGCACTAAAAGTATAATGGATAAGACAATGAGTGAGTGGTTTCTTAAAGATTATTCATTTGATGAGTCAGTTATGCAGGAAAAGGTTGATTCCATTAGTTGTTATACAGTGGAGACCAGGGATATACTATTAGATGACATAATTGGGTATATGGGTAAAACGTATGGCTTTGTCCCAAACTTTCAGCACAGACATATGATGTTTAACTCAAGCACATCTAAAAGGTTTGACATAACTGATAAAATGATTAATAGGATTAAAGAACTAAACCAGCATGATATACTTTTATACGAGATGGCAAAAAGGTCTAACCCAAGGCCACTTTAGGCAATATGGTATACTAGTATAAATAGCAAAGGGAGCAGTAATGAACATGAATCAATATCCAACGGATATCCAGAGTGTGAGCAAATCAACTCAGCCACATAAGTTTTTTGAAAGATATTTAGATAATAATCTATCAGTTTTGGCTTCAGAATTGCAAGACAGATACGAGAAGATTGAAAAGGCAAAGGTTGTAGGGGTAACTCCAGTAGGGGCTAACGAGGCATGGAAGCAGTCTAATAGTGTTTCAACTATGAAGTGGAGACAGTACAACGTCTTCCAGTTCCACTCTACTGGTATTTATAATTTGTATAAATCAGTTAAGGACATGACTATCGAGGCATGTGAATATTATGGTCTTGATTTTGAAAAAGAAAAGTTTATGCTACAAGGATGGTTTAACATTACACATACAGGCAAAGGAAAACTAGACTGGCATGATCATGGTCCAACAGGTGCTCCAAACTTTCACGGATATTACTCTGTAAGCGCAGAACCTTCAATTACATACTATAAAGTTTTTGACAAAGAGATTGAAAATCATAACAAGAATGATCGTGCAATTCTTTCTGAGATGGGCCACCCACACTCAATGGCAGATTGGGACTGGGAAGGTCCACGCATTACAGTTGCTTATGATGTTATTCCACTAAGAGATATTCAAAAATTTGGAATGGATCAAGAACAGCATTGGATTCCTCTAGCATGATAGCAATGGCTAAACCAGCGCATAAGTTTTTTGAAAGACATCTAGACCTAGACCTTCCAAGGTTTGAAGCATATCTTCTGGATCTTAAAGAAAGACTTTCTTCTGAGAATGTTCCAGGGGTAAAAAACAACGACTACGAATTAGTAGACAAGTCATCATTTACCACACAACTGGGAGAAAAGTATAATATCTTTCAGTTTCATAACGAGAACATTAGGGCCCTGTATTCTTCAATTAGAGATATGGTCCTAGAAGCCTGCGATTACTACGGCATAGATGCCAAAGAGCAAAACTATATGATTCAGGGATGGTTCAATGCTGATAAAAACAGCAAGCCAGAACCACTACCAAATACATATCTTCATGATCATTTAAACGGTCAAGGTGCACCAGATTTTCATGGGTACTATTGTGTTAATGCAGAACCTTCATATACAAAATATATGATTTCAGGAGAGACAGAGTTCCTAAATGTTAATGTTAATAATCGTGCTATTATTTCTGAAACTGGACATGCTCATGGTATTAGCAACTGGCCTTTTGAAAAGGATAGGATTACAGTTGCCTACGACATCTCTCCATTGCAAAACATGAAAGGGTCACCAGAACAGCACTGGGTTCCAATCTTATGATTAAAAACTTTATTCGTTACATACTTGGTTACAGATCAGTAGTTCAAAAATGTCCAGTAACTGGAATAGAACAAACTATTACATTTAATAAACTTACTAAAAAAACAAAAGATGCACACAGAGGTATGAGTTTTAACTAACTCTCAATAACACCTTTAGGTAGAGTTTTGTTTTTTTGAAAACTCTGCTATACTTAACACTTAATCCGTTTTTGAAAGGACGATATACATGTCAGATTTTTTTAGTTTTAGGCTTCCAGAAGACTTTGTTGAAAAATATAAAAGCGTTGAAAGCCCATTTGGGTTTAAAGATGCAGCAGAGAATTCACTTGGAGAGATCACCTTTATCAGGACATACTCCAGAATGAAAGAAGATGGAACTAAAGAGCGTTGGCACGAAGTTTGTCGTCGAGTAATCGAGGGTATGTATTCAGTTCAAAAGAATCATGCTAAAGAGAACCGTTTACCCTGGAATGACTACAAGGCTCAGAAGTCAGCACAAGAGGCTTTTGATAGAATGTTTAATTTAAAGTGGACTCCACCAGGACGTGGTATGTGGGCTTTTGGTACCCCCATGGTTATGGAAAAGAAAAATTCAGCAGCACTTCAAAATTGTGCAATGGTTTCAACAAAGGACCTTGATAAAAATGATCCAGGGGCTTTGTTTGCTTGGGTTATGGATGCCCTTATGCTTGGTATTGGTGTAGGATTTGATACAGTTGGACAGGATAAGAATTTCTCAATCTATGCCCCAACAGAACCTGAACAGGTGTTTGAAATTCCAGACACTCGTGAAGGCTGGGTCGAGTCAGTTAGAATTCTTATTAACTCCTATTTAAGAGCAAATCAAAGTATTCAAAAGTTTAACTACGACCTCATCAGACCCCTTGGTTCGGCCATTAAGGGCTTTGGGGGCGTAGCATCAGGTCCAGCACCTCTTATTAAGTTGCATGACCAGATAGATCGTGTAATAGGCTCTAGAGCAGGGGAAACGCTAGATTCTCGTGCCATTGTAGATTTAGTAAATCTTATTGGTACTTGCGTAGTATCAGGAAACGTTCGCAGATCTGCAACTCTTGCCTTGGGGAGTGAGGGGGATGAAACATTCATGAACTTAAAGAATTCAGAAATGTTCCCAGAGCGTAACTCATTTGATTCAGATAATCCAGGATGGGCATGGATGTCTAATAATTCTATTTCAGCAGAAGTAGGAACAAAGTATGAAGACTATGTAGATTTAATTACAGAAAACGGAGAACCAGGTTTTATCTGGCTTGACGTTGCTCGTAATTATGGCAGACTAAAGGATGCGCCAGATGGAAAAGACTATCGTGTGATGGGCTTTAATCCATGTGCGGAGCAGCCATTAGAGTCTTACGAATTATGTACACTTGTAGAAGTGCATTTAAATCGTCATGATTCTAAGGAGGACTTCCTGCGTACCCTGAAGTTTGCATACTTATATGGAAAAACTGTAACTCTTGTTCCAACACATTGGCAACAGACAAACGGAATTATGCAACGTAATCGTCGTATTGGTACATCGCTCACAGGCATTGCATCTTTTGCAGATCTAAAGGGCTTGCCAACAGTTCGTGAATGGATGGATGAGGGATATAACAAAATTCGTCATTACGACAATCAGTATTCTGAATGGCTATGTGTTCGTGAATCAATTCGTGTAACAACAGTCAAGCCATCAGGATCAGTTTCAATTCTTTCTGGTGCAACTCCTGGAGTTCACTGGGGTCCTGGAGGAGAGTTCTTCCTTCGTGCTATTCGTTTTGGAAATACAGATCCAATGGTTCATTTGTTTAAAGCAGCGGGATACAAGATTGAAGACGATGTAGTGTCAGCAAATACATCCGTAGTATATTTCCCAATTAAGTCAGGTCATCCAAGATCTGAAAAAGATGTTACTTTATTTGAGAAGATTGCTCTTGCAGCAACTGCTCAGAAGTACTGGTCTGATAATGGGGTTTCTGTAACACTTTCATTTGACAAGGAAACAGAGTCAAAACATGTTGTTCCAGCACTACATATGTACGAGGGACAATTAAAGGCAGTATCATTCCTTCCAATGGGAAATCACACATACCCACAACAACCATATACTCAGATCTCTGAACAGGAGTATAATAGTCACGTAGGTAAGTTAAAGCATATTGACTTTGGGGCAATTTACGACGGTGTAGACAATCTAGAAGCAATGGGCGAGGCATACTGTACAACAGACTACTGCGAGATAAAGGTGAAATAATGGAGGACTACGTGTCACAGATACATCACATTAAAGGTTTTATGAATGCAGATGATGCTGCAAAAATTTATAACCATGCAAAGAATTTCCCTAATGGGTTTACTATGCACGGTAATAATGAAAAAGAATTTAAGGTTTACACATATCATGAGATTGAGGCAAATGATGCTTCTATCCTAGAACTAATGCAAGAGTATGCACTTAAGGTTTATAACCACGTGTTAAGCACTTATGGAGAATCTTTTGAACCATTTAATCCACATAAGACTCATATTGCAAAATTTGAAGAAGGTCATGGAATGCATGAGCATTTTGATTCTTCAAGGCCAAACGATATTGCAACTCTTGTGTATTTGAATGATGACTATGAAGGCGGAGAAATTTATTTCCCAGACTATCAAATTTCAATTAAGCCAGAGCCAGGAGACTTGTTGTGTTTCCCAGATCAGCCTAGATATGTTCATGGGGTCAAAGAGATAATTGCGGGTACAAGATTTACAACACCACGCTGGTTTACTCGCATTGTGTGATAAAATAGACTAGGAGAACCTATGTCTAACCCATCAAATATCTATGCAGAAAAGATTTATTCTGAGCAACCAACAGCCATGTGGTCGCTTGATGATACAGCAGACTACATTTCTTTTGTTGGTTCAGAGTTAAAAAGATCTGTATATCTTTGGGATATTGAAAACGGATCTGGAGCAATTGGAACATCTGAAAATGAACCATTCTCAGATAGCGTAGTTTCAAGTTTAAATGGTGAAATAAATAAAACATACGTTAAAGCAACAAGCCCAGATTTTGGTAAGTTTACAGACTTTGACCAAAATTTAAAAGTATTTTCTATTGGAGGATATGTCTATTCCCCCAGCACATATTTGAGTAGTATTGAAATTGGGTATGAGTACGACGATTCAACATCTGGAACAACTGAGATTATTTCTAAAGTTTTTAATATAAACATAGGTAAAAAATGGCTTAACGTTTCTGACACATTCATAATTCCAAGACAAGATGTTTACTTTAAACCATTCTTAAAGATATCTTATATTCCTGGAGGAGTTCTAGATGACTATAAGTTTTTAGTTAATGGCATAACTGTTGGTCAATGGAATGAAGAGTTCAGTGCAAAATCTCTGGGCGTTAATAAAATTCAAGTTCCTTCAACTGTTAGATCCTTGGCAGGGCACGATGCCATTCCAGCACCATCATATGGGTTGCAGAATTCTCCAGGGTATTATCTTGTAAATAATAATAGACTTCTTGCACAGAACTCTGGAATTCCACTAGTATTTGGATCATCAAATGTAACGCACATAATTCCAAATAGCGATGGCAAGCCATCTTTTATATTTCCAGGATGTGGCTTTTTAAATGAGTCTGGAAAATATGAAGAAAAAACTTTAGAATTTTGGCTAAGAATTTTTGCAGATTGTTCGACCCCAAATAGACTTGTTGGTCCAGTAGCATCAGAAGATGGTCTATATGCATACAAAAATAATTTAATTTTAAAAGTTGGGGAATATACCAAATCATATGGAATAGATGAGTGGTATAGGCCAATGCTTGTTGACTTAAGAATGGGGATAAATAATACAAGTTTATTGATTAATGGGGATGAGGTTATTTCAATTTCTATTGATATTGACAGTATATCTCTACCAGATAAAATTACAAAAATAGGAAATACTTACTTTAACAATGACTGGATTGGCTTTTATTCATACGAAGAAGTAACCCAGTTTGATATTGATGCAATTGCCATATATCCATACAAGGTCCCATCCTTGGTTGCAAAAAGAAGATTTGTGTACGGTCAGGGAGTTGAATATCCAGAAATTCTTAACTCCTCATATGGTGGCACATCTACTGTAATTGATTATCCATTTTCTAAATACACCAATAACTATTCCTACCCAGACCAAGGATCTTGGGCAAGTGGATATTTCACAAACCTATCAGTAACAAATAATACTCTGTCAACTCCAAACTATAAATTGCCTGATTTTGTTTTTTCTAACAAGAGTTATGATAATTTTTATCTTGATAATTCTACAATTCAGAACGATAGCGATGGCAATTTTTTAACGTTGATGCCTTCAGCAGGTTGGTCATCAACAAATGGATATATACATTTTGATAAGTTAAATATTCTAACAGATAGGACAGAGGCTGTCTATGGAGTATTTAAGATTGCAGAGCATAAAAGTTACGCTCAGGTTTTAATTCGAATTGAAGACTCTTCCAGTGGAAACTATTTTTCTTTAGAGTTAGTTGGAGAAACTTTAAGGTATAAATTTAAAAATGGAGATAGTGTTTCAACAGTGTACTCTGCAGAAGGGATTCTTACAGGATCTCCCTTTATTGCTGGAATAAGTATTGATAAATTTATAGATGCTTTTGGAAGTAGTGCCGCTTCACTTTTCGGCAATAGGGCTGCTCTTTCAGTTTATGTTGCTGGAACAAAAGAGTTTACAAGCACTTTTAGTGGAAAAATATTTGGAATTCATTTTGCAAATAAAGACACTCTTGACTTAGTATCATATGGCTTTTCAGATAGAGGCGTCCCATTAGATTATGAAAACGTATTTAATGACTACGCTACTGGCTCAGAAGTTGGAGAATTTGATTATGATGCACGGTTTTATAATACAGGTTTTTGGTCAAATTTGGCAGACGGAGGGAGTGTATACTCTTACGTATCTTCAAGAATTGGTTCAGTAGTAAGTTCATACTCTTTACTTCCTCAATATTTTATGGGGTCATTTAAAATTGATATTGGATGCCACGGATACTGGAAGACAACCCTTCCGTTAACCTATTTTGGTAAATATGTAAATGACTCATACGGGGATTCATATTACGATCTTGACTTTTTACAATTTAATATTTCTGTTCCATCTCCAAGCAAGTTTGTTACAATTGAAAGCACTGGCTCTTGGAAATATGAAGACTTAAAACAAGCATACAGTAATGAAGAGTTTAATAGTTATGCCTATTTAAATAATCAACTTTATACTAACTATAATGACTATTTAGACTTAAAAAACAGATCTGAAAAAACATATTCGTATGATACATCAGAAAATCCAATAAGAACTAGAATAACCTTTGAATACACTGAGGCATCTGGTCAAACTCCAGACTCAGCATATGTTCGCCAAATTGCACCAGATAAAAATGGAACAGTAAGAGTAGGCTCAGAGTGGATAAATACAGCCTATGAGGTTGTTGATGGAATGATTATTTATCCACCATCTGACGTAAATTTTGAAGATGTGTCAATCTCTGTTTCAGTAGATATGGTCACAAGATCAATGCTATCTTTGCCAATGTCAATAAAACAGTTACAGTTATCATCTCAGTCATTTAGCGAAGATGGTTTCAATCCTATTGGAACAAAGTTTGGAACAGATATTTATCCATATACAAAGTCTGGACTTTATTATGATTACAAAACTGCAAACCCATATAGCATTTATAAAAAAAGTACCCCATATCTATATCTAACAAGAGATAGTGGCATTTCTATTAAGGGTGATTTTAAAGATGGCTCTGATAGAGGTGTAGCAATTCCTATTAATTCCTCTAAGTCATCTTCATATAATTTAATGGCAGCACAATTCTCATTAAGATATGATTATGAGTTTTTCCCATTTTCTCCAATTAAAATTTTAAGTTTTGACAATGGAACTAGGTTTATAGATATCTTCTTAGTTGCAAATACAACAGATGGAAAACGTGCAAAACTTTATGCAGTAAATGCTGCAACAGGGATTGTAGAAAGTGGTATTGCTTTTTATGTTAATGGAATTGTTAGCCGTGAGCCAGTTATTCAGGCTGGACACTGGGACATGCTGGGTATCTATTTTTCAGATCTTCTAAATCTAAAAAGTATTAATGGAAAAATGTCGGTATCAGGACCAGTAACAATCAATAATATATCTTTATATGATGCAAGTAGGCTTTCAGAAGTAAGAGATTTGCAGACTAGACCTTGGTTTAGGGTTAAAGTTACTAATGACCCAGAAGATCTTTATGAGTGGACCTTCTGGGATCTAGACTTTAACTGGGATGAAGTATTAGTTGTTGCAACAACAAGCCTTTATGGGGTAGACCCAGAAACACTATATAAAACATTTATAGGTACAAATAGATTCATCATTGATGATTCTTTGCCACTAATGTTAGGAAATTATCAATATTCTATAAACTCGGATGTTAGATGGCAACAGGGGGTACAGACTTCTACGTAATATGGTATACTAATGGTTATGGATTCATTAATTAACCCCGAAACTGGCGAGCCGATAGTAAAGAATGTAAGACGACAAGTCATCGATAAGATGTATGACTGGGGTCTATACGTATACAAGAAGTCTGATGGTAAATGGTTTACAGACGGCACGGGCTCTGTTCTAAACATACCAGCAATGAAAAATGACATAGGTAGAATCTCCGAGTTAAAGAAAGCAGCAATGCACTATGGAGATGACGGACAAGGAACAGCAGTATTTGTTCCAGGTCTGACAAGAGTTTCAGAAGAAGAGTATTCAGAACAGGTTGATCGCTTTAAGTCTGGACTTATCCCATCAATGAATGACCTTGGTGCAGTTCAAGCAGCAAAAGATACAATTGCTCTCTATGGTGATGAGGAATAATGGATAACGACGATATTTTAGTTGGTGCAAGAATTGACCAAATTCAAGATGAAAGAAATGCTTTTATAGCAAGCGATCCATTCAATAAATCATGGGATGATCTTAAAAATTTGTCGGGACTATCAAATAACTTTAAACGTAGAGCAGCCAGACTATCTAAGATGGAAGTAACAGATCAATACCTAGAAGACTCAGGATCTGGAAAAGTTGGTGTTGGTGGTGCTAAATCAAAAGAAATTAATCCAGGCTCAGTATTTAGAAATGCCTATGGTCTATTTGACGTAATTACTCCGCCATGGAATGTTTATGAGTTGGCAAATTATTATGATACTTCGTTTGCAAACCATGCAGCAATTGATGCTAAAGTTGAAAATATTGTAGGGCTAGGTTATGACTTTAAGGTTTCTCCAAGAACAATGCTGAAGTTAGAATCATCAACAGACACTGGAGCAACAGACCGTGCAAGAAAAAGAATTGAAAGAGCAAAGATTGAAATGAGAGATTGGTTAGAATCTCTTAATGATGACGATTCGCTTACTGGCACAATGGAAAAAGTGTATACAGATGTTCAAGCAATCGGTAATGGTTATTTAGAAATTGGAAGAACCACACGTGGGGAGATTGGATATGTAGGACATATTCCAGCAACTACAATTAGAGTAAGACGATTAAAAGATGGATACATTCAGATCATTGGAAACAAAACAGTTTACTTTAAAAATTTTGGGGCAACAAATCAAAACATGGTTACTGATGATCCAAGACCAAATGAGATCATACACTTTAAGCAATACTCACCATTAAATACATTCTATGGCGTACCAGACGTAATGTCTGCAATATCTTCACTTATTGGTGATCAACTGGCTTCACAATATAATATTGACTATTTTTCAAATAAGGCTGTCCCCAGATATGTTGTTACATTAAAGGGTGCAAAGTTGTCTGCAGATGCAGAAGATAAAATGTTTAGATTTTTACAGACAGGCCTTAAAGGACAGTCTCACAGAACTCTTTATATTCCACTTCCTCCAGACTCAGATACAAACAAGGTTGAATTTAAGATGGAGCCAATTGAGGCAGGAATTCAGGAAGGCTCATTTAAAGAATATCGTAAACAAAATCGTGACGACATTCTAGTAGCACATCAGGTTCCACTTTCAAAACTTGGAGGATCCGATTCTTCTGCAATTGCTGCAGCACTTGCTCAGGATAGAACATTTAAGGAGCAGGTTGCAAGACCAGCACAAGCACAACTTGAAAAAATGATCAATAAAGTTATTAAAGAAAAGACAGATATTCTTGAGTTTAAGTTTAACGAGTTGACACTTACTGATGAAATTACTCAGTCTCAAATACTTGAGAGGTACGTAAAGAATCAGGTTATGACACCAAATGAAGCACGTATTGCTTTAGGTATGCCAGTAAGAGAGGGTGGCGACGAGCCACTAGACCTAAAGCCTCAGCAAGCAGCAGATGCCACAGCCAACAGGGCTAGAGACGGTGAGAGAGTAAATAATAACTCTGACAGTCCTACAACAGTTGCTGGCCGTAACCCTAAAGGACAAGGAAGAAAGTTTGATGATTTACTTGAACTATCCGAATTGTCCGAATAATGAGATATCAATAAAAAAGGGTTTATAATATAATGGTGAACAGTCTATCTAAAGCCCATTGGAATTCGGATGGGGAAAATCTGCGTCTCTCGATGCCATTCTCAAAAGTTGATGAGAATAGAAGGACTGTGTCTGGATTTGCATCACTTGATAATATTGACAAGCAGGATGATATTGTAACTGCCGAAGCATCAATGGAAGCATTTGCCAAGTTTCGTGGGAACATTAGAGAAATGCATCAACCATTAGCAGTAGGCAAAATGATTTCATTTAAAGCAGACAAATATTTTGATCCAGAAACAAAGAAATTTTATAATGGAGTTTATGTATCTGCATATGTTTCAAAGGGTGCACAAGATACTTGGGAAAAGGTTCTTGATGGAACACTTCAAGGTTTTTCTATCGGTGGAAAAATGAATAAATGGGATGATGGTTATGACGAGAAGTCAGATAAAGCAATTAGAATTATTAAGCAGTACGATTTGGTAGAGTTGAGTCTTGTTGATTCACCAGCAAATCAATTTGCAAATATTATGTCTGTAGAAAAAGTTGATGGACTAGATGTTATCAAAGCAGATGAAACAGTATTAGAAAATGTATTTTATGATAAAGAGTCTGGTATCGTTATGGTTTCTGAAAATGAAAATGAGTTAAGCCCAACAACAGGAAGCCAAATGGAAAACATAGGATTCGTTGAAAAAACGGATAACGAAAAGGTAACAATGATAAAATTCTTAGTTGATAGTGCTAAAGGCATTAATACTTCTAAGATTAACAAGGAGGAAAACCTTATGGCAAAATCAACAAAAAACACAGTTGAAGAAATCGTAGAGAAATCTGATAT